GTCTCCGAAGTGCCAGAAAATTACGGTTCAATCGCCGAGTTTGAAGAAATTATGTCGACCATGCCCGATTGGGCGAAAGGTTGGCCACTTAAAGCCTCCGGCGGTTGGAGGGCAAAACGCTATGGGAAATAAATTTGTAATCGGTGAGTTCGTGGTTCTTCGTGTAATTTATTCCGCTTTGTATACAGTTGTACTTGTGACGGGCGATAAATTAGAAAATGGTCGCTGGCCTTGCATTATAAACGATACGGGCGAAAACGTAGAATTACGCGAGGAACAATTATTTAAAATAGATTGGGAGGGAAAAATGGTTGATTTAAGTTTAAGTAAAAATGAAAGGTATGTAACCAATATGAAGGACGAAGCCGTTCGGGATGAATTAATCCATTTGCGCGATAAGTTAGACGAGCTTGACCAAGATGATTATTTTGGTACGCAAGGCTGGGAATATCAATTTGGCATGGGGGAAATAATGGAAAGTAGTGAAGATGCCAGAATTAGGTTAAACGGAGTAGTACAAGAACTACAAAACGAATTGAATTGCATTAAAAATTCCTTACCTCTTTTGCCGGTAGAGATACGAGCGCATATAGGCACGTGGAAGGATAGATTTTTCTATATAGAGGCGGTTTCGGTTGAACATGCGATATGGTTGGCTAAACGGCAAATAGTGGATTTGGGTACTACCCCGTTTATAATAACCTCCATAGAAATACATGGATAATTGTTGACACTAACGTCAACAAGTAATATACTCTCTTTATCGAAACGAAAGAGAGAAAATAAAATGTATATAGGAATCGCAGTAAATGTTAATACCGGCATGAAATATCATACACATGGATATTCTTCGCGTTATAAAGCAAAAACAGCGGCTACGAAATTAAAGCAGATATATAAACAGTCCGGTGAAACGATTGTTGTTATGACCCGCCTTGTTAAATTAGATGGGGAATAAAATGTTACTTTGCAAAGAGCATTACGATTTAATAGAAATGTTTGAAAAAGATGTAACCGGTTATCGTACAGATAAAGAGCCCAAAGATTTATGGGCTATGGGTAACGTGTACCAACACGGCGAGTACAACAAATTATTTCATGTCTATAGAAAAGGGTACGCTTTCGGTAAAACACAATAAGGAAATGCCATGATTACAAAGGAAGGAGAGGCAGTCTACGAGGTAAAATTTCAAATTAAAACCTCCACGTTCATAGGTAAAATGGGGGTGTTTAACGCTAAAGAGGCAGTGATAGACCAGTATAACCCGACTCGCGCATATAAATCTAAAAACGAGGCGATAGACGCTACTATTAACCACTTAGAGAGTTTAAAGGATTGATTAAACTAGACCGGCAATTGTATGCCTTATTAACGCACCACTTGAGAGACGGCAAAGCGGATATGACCGAGGTGTTGGCCATAATGAGCAATCACATAACTATGATGATTCAATGCGTGGCCGCGCCGCCCGAGGTAAAAATATCACTCGCCGAGCAAGTCATGTCCTGCGTTGTAGAAGAAATTAAGAAAGACCCAAACCCAATGGCTAGGAGATTAAATTGACACCGATATTTAATGAGTTAAACAAAATAATGAATGACGCTATCAAACGGGGCGATTCACCGGGGGATATAATAACTGCTCTAACAAGCTGTGTGATTGGTGTTATTAACTGCTTGAAAGTCACGCCGGATATAAAGGCACAACTTAGTAAACAGGCCGCCGATATGATACAGGCAGAAGCGAAGTAATGCTACCAAAAGAAATAAGAGATAAAAAAGCCTTTGCCAAAGTATGCGCACGAGAAACAAAACGAATTGTAAAACGTATGGATGATTATTTAAATTCGTCCAACCATAAATCAATTGAAATGGCAGAGGCATTTTATAGAGTCCTTGCGTGGCATATAGCCGAGGGGGATTTGCAACCGGAGAACGTACATTTAACATCGTTACTAAGGAGAACCGATTGAGTACCTACGTTTTAGTTTTGGTGTTCATGAACACCTACGGCATATCCGCCGTTAATATAGATTACCCGTCTAAAACTCTTTGCGAGATAGAGGGCAAGAGAGTTACAACTGATTTGCCGGATTCAAAATATTACTGTTTGGAGCGTAAATAGTGAAATACGAAATAGAGATAACCGGGGCGGTTTTGAGTAATGAGGTATTTGCCGATATTAAACACCGTTGCGGTGAAGTCGTAGAAAGTTGGCTATGCCCTTCATTTGTGGACGCTGGTAAACTAATAGATACTTGGATTAAAGCGAACCCGTATACCCGGCATGTTGGCTGTACCAGTGAATATTGCAAAGTGAAAGAACCTATCGAACAGTTAGTAATGACCCCCTGTGATACAACTACAATAAACTTGCCTTTGATTAATATGGAGCCTATGAAAATAACGATACCCGAGAACCATAAAGAGTACGTTATAAATATACCGGCTTATGTACCAATAATTGTTGACACTACCGTCAACAAGTAATATACTCTCTTTATCAAATAACGAAAGAGAGGAAACATCATGCCATATATCGCCACAGAGACCGTTGCAATGATTCGCAAAGCAATCAAAAAAGAATTTCCTAACGTGAAGTTCTCAATCACAAAAGAACATTACTCGTCTTTGAACGTAGTAGTTTTACAGAGCCACATGGATTTTACTAAACGTCCGCTAGAAGGCCAAAGCCACTACCCAGAAAACTTGTGGAAATATAACGAAGAATCCGAAAAGTTTTTAGAAAAGTTAGAAAATTTAATTAATAGCTGCCATGAGCAAAAAGAGCTTACTTATGATTACGATTACGGTTCAGTTCCTAACTATTATTTAAATATAAATATCGGCAAGTGGGATAAACCCTACGTTCAAATTTAAAACGCAGTCAATGACAAGGACGTCACCTTTAAAGGAAAATTAAAATGAGTGATGAAACAGTAGGTATAATTTCGGTACTTGTATTCGGGCTATTGTGGGGTTTTGTGTTCACCTTCACGGCTTGCATGTACTTGGAGATTTTAGGGTAATGATTGACGAGCAAAAATATTTTAATCAAATGTTGTTCCGAAAAAGTGCCAGCTACCCCCTAGATTGGACTTGGTGTTTATTCACCCAGTTAAAAAAACGATTATCGGCAATGTAGGCTATTAGTGAAAAGCCCCGAATTTGAAGCAATGAAAGCAACGGATAGAGCTACGGCCAGAGCGTTGTATATGTATACCAAAGAGCTATTAATCCGTTTTTACAAGGACTATAGAGTTTTATTAAAAATTGATAGGGTGAAAAGACATGCCAAAATTAAGCCAATACCGCATTGTTAAAGCGCAAGTGGAATCTTTCAAAGAGCTAGGATTTATTTGCCAGTTCGATATCCAAGATTACAAACACAAATTCGCACCAAAAATTCGTTTAATCGGAGAGTGTAAAATGTATCGTTTTTCCGATGAAAATTGGGATATCGTGAGTTCACAATTAGCTAAACTTTACGGAGTAATTAAAAATGAAAAAAGAGCTGCCTAGCACCTTTGAAGTTATCGGCATGTTACAAATGGCAATCCGCGCCTTTGAGACTAACCCAAAAGCTGTACCAAAAACCGAGCTTGAGAAAAACGGTCTGGAAATGATACGCGAGTCTGTGCGTATTCTAACCGAGGACGTTTTAGGCTCTCTATCTGCTCCCGGTAGTAACTTTCACCAATGAGCGATTTAATGGATAAAATTATCGCCGAAGCGGAGAGAGTATCCGCAGAGCGTCAAAAATCGGGGGTAACTCCGCAAGATTTTTTAAAAAATTGGTTAGGGGATTTTGCTGCCTCAGTTAAACAGCATGAACTTATAGACCAAGAATTTGAAAGATTAAAAGCTCTACCGGGTATTTTCTGCTGTTACTGTGGCGTTAAAATATTTACCGATTTAACACCCTTGCAGTATATGGCCGCTGAAAGTTTACCGCCAGCGTGTGACAAATGCGACCGGCCAGCGGGAACTATTTAATTATTTTCTTCCATATCGGTTTTATTATCGGCCTGTTCCAAGGACATGCAAATAGTAGAGCCGATTTGTGTTTGGATAATTTGAACGTCCGTTTGGACGTTCTCTATTTTAGTAAGCAATGCGAAATAAAACGCCACTGTCACAATTAGGAACATTGAAACTATAAACCATTCCCTCATTTTCTCCGCCTTCTCCAAATTATTATTGATATCGCCAACGCTAGCGCCCCGAGTTCCATCCAAGTGTTACCGGGAACCGCTAAATTTTTTATTAATTCGATTATAATTTCTACGCTGAGTTCCTCAAACATGATAGCCCCCTCATCCTTGCGCTCTCTTTTAGTATAGACTAAAAATAAGAGAGCGACCGGAGCCGCTCAATGCGCGTCAATGGAGGAACCGCCTCGCTAGTATTTCACATTAGAGCCCGTTTAATCCAGCCTTTAAAATACTTTTCTTGCGAAGGTTTCCGCAACACGATATCTAAATAATGCTTACACGTAGCCACCCGAAAAGTATCGTGTAAACGAATCGTCCGAATATTATTAATCGCCTGTAAAGTCCTTTGTCCTAGTTGGCCGTCAATTGTTACGCTGGGGATAATAGGTACAAAAGTATTCAAACATTCTTGGAGCATTTTAACCGCTACGACTTGCCCAGCATTTACCGAGAATCTGAAAACTAAATTAGCGGTAGTCTGGTCTTGAATGGAACTCAGGCTTAAAGGATTCCAGAAATCACGGGTATAAATTTCAATCGCTCTTTCCGGCGTGAGGTTTTTAATATCCTCATTGGGATAGGAGCGTTTCGAGATCCCATATTTCGTTTCCCCTCCCGGGTCTTTAGGGTCATTATCATAACCCCCCTCTATCTCTAAGATATCCTTATCAAAGACAGCCATATTTTCCCCTTAGTATTTAACGTAACGAAACACTACATATGATTGTTGTATAATATTCATTGCGGTTTGAGGTACGCTTGTCCGCCCATTGATACCCGTACTTGTTTGAGCCGGAGTAGTATATCGCGTACCTTGCGCGAACCCGAAAGCAAAATCTTTGGGAACGGTACTAGGCGCAGATAATAAAGAGTTATGGGTATGGTCTACCATGTCCGTTAATAACATTGTATAGGTATCGCTAGTCGCGGGATTCGTGTTACCTAGTTTGTTTCCTATTTGCGTATTTCCCGAACCGCCCGAAGCCATGCTAACCCGTCTCAAACAATTAGGTACACCGAAATTTGTAGCCCCGCCACTTGCCCCATAGCCGTATGGTAGAAAAGTAAGTGTGAATGTTCCAGACGAAGCCGCCGCCGCGCTTAAAGTGATAGTGGTTGAACCTACTGCGGTTATATAAGTACCTGCTGTGATATTGCTGGATTCAACATAACAAGGCGTGGAGTTACCTGCGTTCGGTAAGTACGCCGAAACTAAAGCGATAACGTCCGAAGGAACGGTAACCACGGTAGTACTATTTGTTGTACAGGTTGCGGTATATGTCAACGCTTGAAATAAAAGCGGGTAGGCAGTCCGAGCATAAGACGCGCCATTACAAAGTAACGCCCCCACATACCCTCTAGGGCTTGCCGAATCAATATAAGTACCGGGGGCTACCGCACGACCACCAGACACAACAATCCAATTATTATCCGCACCGGGTACAGAGGTATTCCCGTTTACTTGGCTTTCCCATATTTGATATCCATATGGTGCGCCCGCGGTATACGCGACTCGCGCGAATATAGGATAACTTGCAGGACCACCTACAGGGGGCGAACCCGAAGCCGGGGCTACCCAAAGAGGCGCGCCCGCTAATTGTATTTGTTGGATAGCTGAGGTTATATCTAGCATTAATTGGTTAAATTGAGGACGGGGAACTGGGAGAGCCGAGGGAACGGTACTCAAGTCCTCTTCATAGTTTGGGGTAAACCCGTATTGATAACTCAATGGCCCGGTAGTACCTCCGGTACTATCGATTGCCACCACGTCCGATGGTCCAGCGTCTACCGCATATGGGTATAAAAAATAGGGATTAGCAACAGTCATTGTGTAAGCTCCTTATATTCTGGCAACGCCCGCAGGTCGTGGGAATATGTCTAAATTGTTCATAACCGAAAATAACGCCGGAGGAAAATCAGAACCTGTAAAAACATATTCGATAGTCATATCAAGATTATCGATAACGTAAATCGTTCCTGTATACCCGATGGTGTTATCCGTACAAAGATGATTAAAAAACTCGTTAATGTCGTCTACGTCACCCAAATTACATAATTGAAAATATCGAAGTCTTAACAAAAATTGTTGCTGTTGTACTGTAAGCGCAAAGAATTGAGATTTTGTAGAAAAGTTACCGCTACCGGGGTTTGCGATAATCGTTGTACCAAAGTTTTTATAATCGTTTTCTAAGTCTGGATAACTCGGGTCAAACGCATTAAAGCCCCAAATAGGCTTTGCGGGCGGTTCGTCACCAATTGGGATGTATACAGGAACATTTAAAATAATCGACCACACGACCATGCCGAATATTGTAGGGTCGGGGGTGCATAAGTCGAAAATGGTTTGTTCCCAATTCAACCAAAAAACTTGATGATTCGCAAATAACCAGTTTTGTTTGTCACCGATTAATGTACGAATATTGCGCGAGTTCTGATATTGCCACAAAACCGCCTGTTCAACATCAATCGCAAAAAAGTCAAAGTCTTGTATTCTCATGAGGATAGCACGTTCACAATGATATTAGAGGCATCTATAGTAGCAAGTTGATAGACGGCTATGGGTATCTCAGCGGAACTGGTCGGCGTTGTTGGAGCTGTAGCAATGAATAGGCTTTGAACATAAATATTAGGATTGAGACGAGTTACCGCCCCCGCCAATTCAAAGGATGAAACATTTTGTCCAACGACTAGCCCGGCAATTCCCGGTACTAAACCATTAACATAATCTAAAATCGCGTTTGTTACAATTTGTACTACGTTTTGAACCGAGTTTATAAAGCTAACATTCACAATGACATTAACCGGGACGCTCGCGGGGGTGTCAAATAACACGGTCATAACCTGATTGCTGTACGGTACGATTACCTGTGCGCTTATCGCGTTACCTGGTCCGTTATTGTAAGCCGCGCCCGCGCTTTTCTTAGAAACTAAGGCTTGAGCAACGGTAGAAACTGTACCGCTGGATGTGCCATCGTTCGCGTTATTAACCGAAACCCAGCCGCTAACAGGTGTTACAATCGTGGTTAAACTTCCCGCAGGGCATGAAATAACGCCAGCCGTTAGACATTGGAAAGTCGTTTGTATCGAACCGCTCGCCGGGATAGTTACAGAGGCCAAAGTTTGATAAACAAAATTCCCACTTTGCGCTTGTGAACCCGCCGGAACTACCGTACTCGGAGTACCGGTAATTGTGCCTATAACCACGGTTTGTACATTGTTCGTATCAAAGGCATTAGTAACCGAAGTTAAGCCCGAAACGGGGGTTACAATCGTGGTTAGCGTACCAATAGGACACGCAATCGAGCCGGTACTTACCGATTGAAATAAAACGTCTATAACCCCGCTTACGGGAATAACCACGGTATTAACCGTTGCGAATACATTACCATTACTTGAAACTTGAGTACCCGCAGGAACCGAAGTAGTAGCAACCCCCGTTAATGTACCGATAACCGTTGAATAAGTACCCGTTCCGGTAGTATCGCAATCGACACACGCATAAATAGAGTTTCGAACCATCGAAACCCCGCTAATTGTTTGAGTAGTAGAATTGACGTTTTCTAAAAACGACATGCTCTTAACGCCCGGTACTAAAGTTACCCCGGATATAATCGCCAGAGCTACAGACGCGCCTTGCGTAGCAAGCGTATTTAATCTATAAATTCGCGCTTGTAAATCGCTTTGGGTTATATTGCCAAGAATCGGAGAAGCGGAATTGGTCACGCTATCCCATCCTAGAATAGGGGTAATAATATTTGTTAAAGTACCTTCTGGAGCGGGAATTGGACCATCGACCAGCGAATTAAATTGTACCGCCGGAATAATACCTGAGTCGGGTATAGTCTCTAGTTCGACTGTAACAAATTGATTATTATCCCCTGTTCCTGTTTCAGCCACTACCGAGCCGATAGGAATCACTGTGCCGGGCGTTCCCTCAATTGAAGCAAATGTTACCGAAGGGCTGGCCGCTGTTCTTCCATAGGGGTTTGTAAGCGACATAATGTCATCAAGAAAAATACCGCCCGCATAGTTCGGGTTAATCTGATTTGCGAGCTTTGCGTTATTTTCTGCAACCGCAATCCTCGCTTGTACCTCGGCTTGAATTAGCATACCTTGGGGCGTGTTAGGAGTAACAACCAGTTCAGAGCCAAACAGGGCTTGATATTCTTCCACCACCTGTTGCTCGATAAATGCGGCATCGACTACGATAACCCCGGTGTCCGTTATGTAATTATATACCGGCATTTAACTCTCCTATTCCTTCGGTCGTGCGTATAATCGCGGTGTAAAGTAGGGTGTTTCCCTCTTGCGTAAGTACTAAAGATATTACCTCAATTACCCCCGCAACAGCTAGCCACGCAGCACGAAAAGCCGCTTGTGCTTGTTGTAATTGAGGTACTCCGACAAAGATAGTCGTAAAGTACGGTATGCCTTGGTCTACGTGTAGGGCTTCCTCTCCTAAGCGAGTTTTTGCGGCTTGGGCGCAGTTCTCAAGTATTGCTTGAATGCCAGTACTTACCGCAATATTGCCCACGGAGTCTAAATAGATATCGTTATCCATAACCCCTGAAAGGTTATTGTTTACGTTACAGGCTAAAGTTAGAGGCATATTTAATCCTTATGTCGGGGGCGTGTAAGGTATGCCCTGATTCACTGTACCCGATACGTTTAATGTTCCATTGACCCATAAAAGATTTGTCGAGCTGCCCGAATCAATATTTACATTCGGTGAGGTAATCGTAACTGTATTATTGGTCAAAGATACAGTTACCTTTCCATCGTTACTCGATAAAACTACCGCCTCGGAATCATGAGAATCTATTGTATCAAGCCCTTTCATAACATCGGGGAAAAATACGCCATCAGAGAAATTTTTAACCCTAGCCGTGTTCGGAGACGTTTGTTTGTAGCTGTTTAAAAAGTTGGATATATCCCTATCATTAGCGATTACCCAACCTTGGTCGCCCGATTTAAGAGGGAAACTTAGACGAAATCCGCCACCCCCAAACACAAACACTGGAATGGCTGCGAGCTGAGGGCGCGGATACTGGCTGCCGTCTGTACCGACAATGTTGATCAATAGCTGTACTTTTGCTCTGTTGGTTTTTCTATCGTAGCTCATGACTTGCGCAGGTAACATCCCATTAACATTCTGTAGCATTTTTTGGAATGAGAAAGTTACCGCTCCGGCGAGCGTACCGTTATCGGCTGGATTTATCGAGGGGTTATTATTACTCATCGTCTACGAGCCGCCTCTGCAATATAATAAAATGGAGTATCCCGCGAGGCGATATCGAAACCGAGTTTATAAATAACGTACTCGCCATTCGCTGCGGGGTATTGTTCGCTTTCAATGCGAAGCCCTGCGCCTAGCTTTGTTTGATTATCCACCAACATCTTAACTTTTATACCTTGCTCTGTAAATTCGGGGATACCTATCATGCCGGATTGAGCGTTCAATACGCGAGTAATGCCCGTTAATGGGATAAACGCATTTTTAACAATTAGCGTATCATCATCGATAAACGCATTAATTCCACCCATGCTATTGAGCAATTCAACCTGATTCAATGCGCCCCCGCCAAAGCTATAATTTCCCACGTTCTTATTAGTCGCTTGGAAATTTAAGATTGTGGATGTATCTTGCGACACTCCACGGCAAATAGCCTTAAGAGTCGCCGAACCTGATTGATTGCGAGTAATGATATTACCTTTTAGAAAATTCCCAGTTAAGCATGTCAAAGTAACACCAATGTCCGGCGGTTGCGACACAATCGATTTTATGATGTTACCCCGATAGATTACGGCTGTTCCATAGGACTCTCGACCCGCCTCAAGGATAACGGTTTTAGGGGTACGATTTAAAATATAGGGTGACGTTTCTGTCAAAATAAAATCTTGCGTGTCACGGTCTAAATTCATAATCGTTACAGTGCAATCATTTTGCAGAGAATTACCATACTTTGTGCCTGTCGCGCGTATGTTCATAGGTGACGAATAAGTTTTTAACTTTCCGTTAACCTCGATACTTACTCGAACTATGCGGGGGTCAAGCGACTGCGGCATATCGGGCACTCACTATATTGGCTAAACGCGCCGCATTTAACTCCGCTTGACTAGCAAAAACCATGAATTGGTCAAGTCCGAATCTTCGCCAGTCCGGGTACTCCCCGTCTAGGCTTGTAATGTAAAAATTCCCGTTTTCAAGATACCTATAGGGCAATAAAAAGTTATTCGGAACGGCTCGAACACCAGTCACAATAACCGCATTATTTATGGTTATATCTACCGCCATAATATTTCCGCAATCGTATACCGCTAGGTCATAAGTGCTGTTATTTATTTGCAAAGAAAACGACTGATTGGGGATTGCCTGTAAAGGTATATTTAACATGGTTAACTCCCACTCGGTGAAAGTATATCGTTTAGTATTGAAGATTGTGGACCGGTCGCTGGGGTGGCTTGTTGCGCCCCTCTTTGTTTGGTGTTCCCATTCTTAGGGTTTCTGGGCGTTGTTGTATATTTCGCTGTAACAAACTGTACTTCTTTAAGCCCTAACGCCAAAGTAATCGTATTAAACAAATTGGTGTCTTCTTCGTGTGGCATCGAGTGAATTAATTGATTCACATAAATACCGGAGCGAGTTTGTACAATGAGCAATGTACCCTCAAGGTAATACTGGTTAATCTGGTCGTATGTTTCCCGATATGTTGCGGGCGTAAGTATCAAGGATAGTTCTATCTCGGTTGGTAAAATGATTCGATGGTCTGTAATAATCGCGCCACTTTCTACCGGGTGTTCCATTACCTTGGCTTGCTCTTTTACCACGGCTTTAATAGCTCGGGCGTTTCGGAATATCTGGGTGAAATCTTGAGTGAAAACGGCCACCGTATCTTGCCCGAGAAACGAAGATAAAACCGAGGTCGCTAGATTCGCTATTTCTGCAAAGGCCATTAGCTATGTACTCCATTATCTACGTGGCTGTTTAGCTTGCTTATTTCGCTTTGCAAACTTCCTTTAGCCGCTGCCGCTATTCCCTCGGCATCGGTAGCCGCCGTGTTGATATTTACGTTTTCTATGTTAACCTCGGTTTTCGCATCGGGTTGGCCGAAACCTGACCGCAAAGCCAATTGGGAAAAAGGGTCTAAAAATAAGCTAGGTATACCTGTGGTTTGCGCGTAATCCTTTTTCTCTTGCTTCGTAGCATTGGGATTTTGCGGATTATTACCAAAGGCTTTTTCAGCGAATGAGTTTTTATTGGGGTCTAAAAGGAATTCGAGATCCTCTTTTATCAGAGCGTAGGCCGCCCCCAATGCGGTGATTGCTGCTACCGCTTTTGTTATTGGACCACCTAAGCGCACGAGTGCCACGGTTAACGCAGTCACACCTAAACCCATAGCGACAAACGCATCCTTAACGACTGCTTTATGTTCTATAAAATATTCGATACCTTTTGTAATCCCCGGCAGCAAGGGCAATGCTAACTCTCTATAAAATTCTTGATACGCGCGATTCGCATCGTACAGGGCGTTATCAAACTTGCGCGTAATTTCGGTTTGCTCTTTTGTCACAAGCCCTAGTTTTTGTTGCTGGGCTACAACGGCCTCGACTTCGCGCCGTCCTTGCTGTAATAGCAAAATGGTGGGCAAGTCTAAACCGAGCGATTTACCGTATAATTGAGCCTGTCTAGGATTGAGCTTTTGGAATAAATCCGCGAGCCGTGGCAATACGCGCAAAGCCGTTTCGCCTGTTGTTCCAAAGTGTTCCGCTAAACTTTTCAAAGAGGATTGGAATTGCTGCGCAGTTCCCCCGGTTCGCTGTACGGCATGCCCCCACGCATCAAGCGCAGTAACATCCACATTAAGCTCGCGCGAAGCATTCCCCACGTCTCGGATGGATTGAATTGCGCCATTCGCGCCACTTAAAAGGGCGTGAAACCCCACGAAGCCCGCAAACATCCCTACAACGGATTGCGCTATACCGTGAAAAGAGGCCGAGACATGGTCGCCCGCTTTGCTAAGATTATTAAACTCGTTTTCGAGCCGTTTAACTTGTGCTTGGGCTTGCTCGACACCTTTTCTAACTTCATCGGTTTGGAGCTTCACCTCGATATAAAGGGTTTCTAAATTCATGCTCTCGCCTTTTTACTATTCTCAATAGCGACAAATTCGTTATATTTACAAACGGCAATAATCTCCCACATGATATACGCATCTTCCACGGTATAGATAGTTTTAAGCTCGTGGAGTGTGGCTTTGCCATTGGAAATAATAGCGGCTAAAAACGAGTTGACATTTTTAAAATCAACCTTTAGAGGCTCTTGGTTTTGCCACTTGGGAAACCTTATCGTTTCCCATCGTCTAAAAAACCCTCGTTATACTCCGCTACCGCTTTCATTAACTTAAGCATTTCCGACCAACCCTTAACATGATTATTAATCAATTCTTGAGTCGTTAAGAATAGGGGAGAGCCGCCAGCGGGCATAGGGACTGCAATATAAGTAAATACCTCTGCCCAAACCTTGCGCCGTCCTTCTTCGTCCGGGCTTTCAAAATTCAAAGCAAAGGGAATTTTACCGACAAGCATAACGCCCTGCCATGCAGGGAATTTATGAATGATATATTTTTTGTCGCCTATACTAATTTCTTTTGGCTCAAGCACGATTAACCACCTATTCTATTTTCAAACGTAAAATTATAAGTCTTAGACTTTAAACGACCGCTAGACGCTACCGCACTAAAGGGCGCACCGTCTGTAATCGCTCCATTAATCAACTGTACAAAGTTACCTTGTTTATAGGTAATGTTTGCGGTGATTAAATCAATCGGCAAAATCTTACCGCGACCAGGGCGATTAACCTCTAGGAGTACGGATAAATTCTGGTCGTCTTGTGAGCCAGCAATCACACTTATATTAACCTTAATCGGGTTGGCCTTTGACCATACGATTAAATCGCCATTAAGCCCCATTGCTGAGTCGCCGACTTGAAGGCTTGGAACGTCCAAGCCGTCTGTGTCATCCGCATACTGTGTAATCAGTATCCCTTGTGGGAACGTAGTCGAGGCAATTATCCTAAGCTCTAACCCAAAACCTGAAATATCGTTCATTTTCGCTCCTAAATTAGATTAAGATATCCTGTCCATTGACTAAGCGGATAACATCGTCTTTGCTATAGATTAAAGTGTATTTCGCGCTGTATACGCCCGCATTGTTGATAATCGCGCAATCAACCCAGTAACCGATAGATTGAACCTGATACCATGCGTTATCGTCATTAGTTTGAGCCGTGATAAACATTCTTTGCGCACTCGATAAAGTCTTATTCGCGCTGATTGTTCCGTTAGCTAAAGCCGTATTAATTACAGATTGTAAACCCGCCAGAATTTGCGCCCGTCCTTGAGTATTGGCAGGTATTTGATTGGATGTTACAAACATGTTAAGAATTTCGGTTGTAATCGCATCTTTTAACCAAATTTCGTTTACATACGTGGTCATGTCAAGTGGGCTTGGTGACGCGCCTTGTAATACTCCGATTTGATAAAAGTTAACAGGGTCGCCCGCTTGTTGGGTGTTTCCGTAGTAGTTAACTGAAACCGCATCATATTGATTTTTTGCTTCATCAGTAACAACGCTAGGGAATACGCCAGCGAATGGACCTTGGAACATATAATTTTGTACAGAGTTACGTGCATAATAATCGGTAGCCGCTTCCACCATCATTGGTATTTGCTCGGGGAATTGGTTAAACACGAATTGCAATACCTCAGAAGCCGAACCGGTGGCAGCATTAGAGATAGTTACGTTTGTACTTGGTGAAGCCGCTATGGCAATAATCACACTGCCTGCCGGAATATTCGCACCTATTACTGGCATCCCGATTGCAAGCCCCGCAGTACTTGGCAAGCCCGCGATTACCGCAGAACTTGAGCTAACTGTACCTGTTAAAAAGAATGATAGGCCGGACAATGTTAACGCTGTACCTCCGATTAAACCGAGTCCTGTAGAATCATTCGTCCACGCAACATAATTGCTTGCCGTTACCGGTACGCAAAACATGAACATGTTATTTTTTGCAAGATTCCAATTACCTGCTAAAATCGCATCTGATAAACTTAGGTTCAAATTGTTCAAGAATAAGAACGAACCGAAGTTATTAGAACGCGATACAGAATCGTCTAAACATTGGGTAATTGTTTGAGCCGCCGAACCGTTAGAAACAATCGCGCCCGCGCTGTATACGCCGTTAATGAAAGTGGCTCTAGGCAACCATCCAAGCAAAGGAGACGGGGTTAAATCTGTTCCGCTTGTACCCGCTTGCAATTCGATTGCATAATCACCAACTGAACCGCCAGTAAATACAAAACCGCCGTTTGAACTAACAACAGTCGAACCCGCAAAAACTGTATTCGCTGGTGTGAAAAATTCTATCGGAGTGGTTGCTGCGATAAAACTTAAATTCTCTGTGCCTGAACCTGTAGCCGCATCGGATAAAACAATAGTCGTGCTATTAGTAATGGATGAAATGGTTGTACCCGGGTCTATGTCAACTCCTGATACTTTCATGCCTATATTAAGTACCGAAGTATCGGCCAACCCGGTAACGATGTTACTTGAGTTAGTCAAAACCCCCGCTTGTACTAAGCCTAACGGGGCTTGAGATAATATAATCGTAGTACTGGTTGTCGCCGTAGGCGTAAAGGTTACAGTTATTGAAGCTGAGGCCGTAGCGTTCGCGGAGATAGTGATCGAAGTATCAGCAATCACAGATAAAACCGTGGAGTTAATCGGGATTCCTGCGCCTGAAACATTTTGACCGGGTAAAACACCTGTGGTACTCGCCATCGTAATAACGGGGCTTGTTGAAACCGTAGTACCTGGCAAAGTAAACGGAGCTAAAGAAATAGAAGAAATAGAAGTACCGAGAGGTATATCTGTTCCTATAACGTGCATACCCGCCACTAAATTAGCGGTACTGCTTAGCCCGGTAACAGTTGTTGAACCAGAGGTCAACGAGCCCACCAAGTTAGTAATGAATTCAGAGTTAACCGCTTCGGTTAAAATATTCGCTACGTCTGTTAAATCGGTGGCACTAACAAAGCTAACATTATTAAATGTTCCGATTACTGGAGTACCAACTACACCATTAACGATAGGCGCGATAGTAATACCGAAAGAGCCGTTATTGATCCCGTTCCAGTTATTTATATTGGTATTGTTCCCTGATATTGAGCGAATCATAGGAGCAACATCAGTAGAATTCCATCGTGCGAATTGGATAGACGCTGGTTGTACAAGTGTTTTACTTATGAATGAAAAGTAAAAAATTGCTCTTTGGGCTTCTTCTGAGGATATGCCGAAGAACGAAATCACTTGAGCCGCGCTAGTGAATTCCACGAAAGTATGGGGAGGCACTAACAGACTGCCTGTAAAAAATCTACCGACTAAATCCCTTGTAGGAACATTCGCCGAAGCCCCTACGCCGGAGACGATGTTTACATAATTCTGGGGTGAAATACTCATTTATTATACTCCGTGTATGTTCGTGGAAATAGGCGGTGTAATCTTAGGACTGGTCGATACCCTTTCGTTTAAATATACTAACACAAAATCAAACGAAGGGGAGGCCTCGAAATTATCCCTATCATCCACGAAATATGGGTTAGTTATATCGCTAATACGCAAGATTCCAACGCCCGCATCATTCAATATATCTAAAGTTTTACTGCTTTGCATAATACAGGCGACTTCATTAACAAGGTCGGAGGCTGTAGGTATTGTAATATCCGAAGGGTTTTGAAGTACAAGCGCAGACACTTGGAACGTGGTTTCGTAATACTGGCTTTCAGTATGTACGAAATCCTGTGCGTTAACATCCCACACGTCCTCATGTCTTAAAAACCCAAAGCGTTTATTAAAAATCTTTGTAAAAAATACCATCGGGGCGGTTGGTGTGCCTTGTTGCGTTGGTTGATTCGATTGTCTAACAACAGTCGTTGTAAAACCATCCTCAATTAAGCCCGCTTGGATAATCGGTAGAAATAACTGTATGAGGGTGTTATCCGTATAACTTGACATTATGCGCCCCCTATGTCTACTACCAGAACACCTTTCCAACCGTCTTGCGCGTACCAGTCGTTATTTGATTCGACTTGGTAGCGTTTACCGGCATAGGTCATTTGGTCGCCTGATACGTTCCTGTTTATGTCTAATACGTTATTTGAAGTATAGAACGTGGAATAATTCTTTTGTAAATCGAGTCCGTAAAGTTCATACAGCTTTCTTGGAACTGCTTGAAAACTTCCAAACATTTCAACGGGGTCAAGATATACCGTAATGTCTTGGCCAACCGCATTAGTAGAACGTGAGGCATATTGATAGTACATTACCACTTGCTTTGCGATTAGGGTTAACGCCATATTTAATAGATTTTGACCTGGTATCATTTGCCTGTCTCCACTTCGTAGGAAACGGTCGCTTGCATGTGTCCAGTATCGATTAACGGCTTAGATATTCCCGCAGCTTGAGACTTTGTTAAACGCCCTTTAGGAACGCTTCGCCCGGGTCGATTTAATCGAGCCTCAATCGTTGCGCGTTTTAGAGGGGGAGAGAATACCAAAGAGATTGAATGTTTAATATCTTCGGAGGCTCTTATGCCAATATTATCTAAGACGGCCATAACCGTGGACTTTTTAGCTAAAACAGCTTTAAGCCCTCTTCGCCCTATATCTTCCCATGTCTTTTGGTCACGAATTATTGCAGGGCGAATAAATGGACGGGCGGGTATATTTTTGTTCGGATTGCCGTATTCATTTTGAGCTGCTATAGCTGCGACCGGTGTGGATTTTTCATCGTCATAACGCGCACTAGGGAACCAGCCGATTTTCACCGTACCGGGTTGTAACGCCTTCGCTATGTTTTCTAACGCTTTCGGATTATCTCGTCTTATAGTCACACTACCCATGGCCACACCCCGTTATCCGAACCGAGAAACCCCGCGCGGACGTAGGAGCCACCGTAGTATTGACCGCCGGAGCTTTGTATTTGCAACATCGCCAGTAATTCTTGCCCAAAAGGACTCAAGCCCAACCACCATTGAAATTGATTAGGGTTTGGGGGCGGTGTAACTGTGACCGTAACCTTATCGATTGTCGCGCTTTGTAGCTGATAGGGGATTGTACCCGGCGAACCGCCAGAACCCGAACCAGCCCCATTACCTGTATTAACTAAATTAGTTAAATAGATTAAATGCGACATCATTAACTGGATTGCGTATTCGCGTTGGTCGCCTTGGATTGCTCCAAAGTTTCCAACATTGCTTATATAATTAATCGCATTGTTCCAGTAGGCTTGTAGTTTAATTTGAGGATAGCTAGTCGGGTCTGAATATATCGCAAACTGAGGGTTAGCAATGTAACCGTTATAATCAAAAACCAGAATAGCTGGATTCATATTTATCTACCTTTCTTTTTGTAGATAGGGAGGTCTTCTTCGCTATCGTCACTTTTCTCAAAATCTTTAGGCGTTAAAGGTGCGCTCTCATCTTTTGGATTCATGTTAACCGCTATTTTCGCCGGGTCTGTTTTCTTGCTATCGACCACGATATAGCCGTCTTTAACTTGTTGTTGAAAGGATAAATCTTTCTGTAAAAGTTCCAATTCTTCATCGGTAACTTTAGTTACTACGCCCATTGGCGTATCAAGAGCTTTTGGGTTTTTCATCCCGTGACCGCCGTGTATCTCGATTCGTTTAACGATTCTTGATAGGGATTTTGGGTCGGTCTTCGGGGCGTAAACCGCGAAAGAGTTACTGCATGTTAAAGTTGAATAAATAAAAGGCATTGCATAATTCTCCATTGAATTGTAAACCCGCCCCCGAGAGGGCGAGCCTTTTTATTTAGATACCTGTGAATCTTACTACAGCGAAAGGACGTTTACACATAACACCGGCTGTCGCGTTCGAGAAATCTTCCTCGTATGCTTTAGCTAGTTGTTGAACGCCTAACACTTGGAACTTAGCTGGAACCATTTGAATGAAGGTTAACCCTCCGTCTGTACTCATATCTTGGATTCTATCCGCGAACATGTAAAACACGTTTGCAGAACCGTTAGCGTTGTTAAGCTGTGGAGCAGAAACAACACGGCATCTTGGATAAGCATCTTCCAACCATGCGCGAACGCTGATACCAAAATCAGAGATAACGGTTAGGAAATCTACTGAATCGGTAGCAATTGCAAGAGTTAAATCTGCTTTTTCAGGGTCGATTGTATCTTGTGACTGTGTACGCAATTGAACTACGGCTAAACGTAAGTCGTTCGTAATTTCTAGGAACGTCTTGTTTGACCAAAGTGTAGAAGTCGCCGCAGCGTTAGGAGGAACAGGGATATAAGAACCTAAACCGGGGTCATTCAAGAAACCGTATGTGTTGTTATCGCCAGAGTTGAACCCTACGAAACCAACAGTGTTACGGATAATCTCAAGAGCGAGCGCGGCAGCTTCACGTTTCATGCCTGAATCATCTACACGTAAACGAGCGGCACGAGCCGATTCCAATACGCCGACTTTCATACCTTCTTCAAAACGTACTACTGTACGATAGTTGAAGTTAGTGTTCCAAGAGCTTAATGGTACGTTGGTATAATCTCCATAAACTTGTGAAGTACCAGTACGTTCCAAAATACCTTGTACGACCTGTTCGTCTTCCCAAGAACCAGTGGTCATAATACCGACTAAATCGTCAATTTTACGAGCCGCAGTAATTACGAATACAAAGCCGGGTAACCAGTTTTGTAGGAACTGTACAGGTGTGCCAATGCTTCCAGTGGTAACGGTAGGCTGTACAGCGTCCATTGCCATGGCTTGCATTTTTAACATGTGTTTGTGACCGCTAAACATTTGGTCAACAATGTGTTTATTTAAGTTAATACCTAGACGTGGCAAGCTCTCAAACTGCTTGTGGTCAAAGTTTTCCAACGCCCGGACTTGTCGGGCTGATAAGTTGGATTTAACGTCATTCGCTCTCATATCAGTTCCTTATATTAAGATGGGATAACTAGAGCAGGAGTAAGCGTAATAACCGCCAAACCTGCCGCGCTAACTGTATAATAATCTACCACAGCGTTTGCAAAAGATTTGCCAGCGGGTAAGTTATCGCCTGAAGGAACGAAAGTTAACGGCACTGTCGCTGTCGCGCTAGCTGCTTGAGAGATAACAATCGAAGTATTCGCAATTACTGAAACAACGGTTGTATTCGCAAGAATTCCCGCACCTGAAACCGCTTGGCCAGGGAATACGCCAGTAGTACTAGCCATAGTTACAGTCGTGCTTGTGCTAGTTGTTCCGCCATTCAATACGAAAGGAGCTGATGAAATAGTGGACAATAAGCCAGTTACGTTATCAAAAACTACGCTATCGCCAATTGCGGCCGCGGCGGGTAAATTCACAATGAAACTTCCCATAGTCGCGCACTCTACGGCAGTAAAGTTAGGAACGGTTAGGCTAGGAGCTAGAGGGATACCACCAGCACCGAACAAAGCAACGTCTTTCGGGTCTACTAAAATACCAGCGAAAGGGGCGTTAGCCGAAGGCTTACCAGCCGCGCAGAAACCTTGTGAGGTTACAGAGCAAGCGATAGAACCGATAATGTTATAGGCAGCAGAAGCGGAGTTAATAGTAAACGCCTCGGCACGTGTAGGACCATCGGTGAATTGTTCACCGGCTACACCAAAACCTTGTTGTAAGGAAACAGTAGATTGAAAACCCATGATTATTTACCTCCTGATAGGTACGCATCGATACAGTCAGACTTTATATGTCGTGAATCTTGACCGACCGCTGGAGTACTTACACGAGCACCGCGCAAGAAACCCTCAATCGCTGAATATTCATGACCTTTGCGACAAGATACACCGAGCTTTTTAACTGCATAACTGGCGACTTCATCTAAAGTCTTCTCTTTATGGTCAAAAACGCCAATGTGTGGTTGTAGTCGTTTAACCAGCGCATCACGTACCGCCATTTCTTTGAAAATAGAACGCTTCATAGAGTCCATAGTGTCTTTAGCATCTTTGGGTTTTTCCATGTCGCCTTTTTTCTCGCCGTCTTCGTCTTTTTTCTTTTCTTCTTCCTCTTCGCTTTCATCTTCGTTAAGTTTGGCTTTCGTCACAAACATAGCGGGATCGGCTTCGTCTTCTTCTTCGTTCCAAGGCTCGCCAGCTTCGTCACCTTCTTCGGCTTGCTTTTTGCTACCTTCTGGGTCTTCTTCGTCTGCGCCTTTCATAGCGTTCAATTCTTGACGAATTTCTTTAAGCATTTGGACGACATCCTGCATTGTCATCTCTTCGCCTTCGTCCTTCGCTTCTTCTTTAATCGGATCTGCCATCACTAGCCCCTTAGTATCAAAAGTAAATTTAAAATGGTCAAGGACGGCTACGTCATGACCAGACCGCCCTTCCTCAACTAACGCCACATGATTACCGCGGATTTGTCTTTGGATGGCATCATATCTCACCCCATTGTATACCCCGCTTACAATATCGTAAAGGCAACGGTATCCTATGGAAAGTTCTTTTTTGCCAGCGTCAATCAATTCCGCGAGTTTATTTGAAAAGATTTTTAAATTCCCTTTCAAATAACCGTCCTCAAAGTAAACGTCCTCACCTATTACCCCGTGTACGCCTTTTCGCTCGGCTCCGGTTAAACCGTCATCCTCGGAACCCAGCATTGCGTGTTCGTCTGTCCACGGAATCAATTTAAATGATTCTATGGTTTCGGGGTCTGCCAGTTCTTCTTCGGGGCGGTACACTTGGTAAATTTTGTCGGGGTCTAAATCGGGGGATATCTGCCCGCCTGAGTATGGGAAAACGCCCACTTTTGATATGGGGTTACCCTTAATCTCTGCCCAGCCGTTTATATCGTAATCTCGCGCCGATTCATTATCCATCGTTAAATCTAGGATAGAACCTTCGTCTTTTGATTCTCGTTGCTTGCTAAATGCTATCGCCTCGGCTTGTTTATCGGGATAGCCGGAGCGTTCTAACTCGGCAATATTCTTGCCCAGAACTTTTTTAGATTTGCCGGATTTAAGAGGCATAGATAGTAACTCCGTGTTTTATATCTATAGTCTAGGCGAATGGATACAAACTTTCAATCTTCTATAGAGTTATGCCCTCTTTTTTAAGATAGGCGTGGACTTCGTTATGGTGCGTTTTACACAACCAAATTACATCCAAAGGTTTAGAGTAATCCCAATGATGGCCTTCAACATTAATTTCCCCGCATTGGATACAAGGTTGCTTCTCTATTTTGCCACGTTTGATATGTACTTTTAAAAGAGACCTAGCGATACCTCGAAGTCGTTGTTTTTCGTTCACGGTATTCGTTTTTCTCCATTCTCGCATATATTCGGCATGACAGGGATTACAATATTTATTTTTAATAATAGGGTTGGCGCAGTTAGCACAAAATTTACTCATAATTACCTCTCTAGTAATTGTCTCAGTGTGGGTACAAAGTCAACTAGTGAGATTCTAGTTTTCGGCTGGCCGGCCTAGACTTTGCATATTTATATTATATCATTCTTCGTCTGTTTCAAAAACGATAATAGGGCGCATGTAACACTTACAGTTAATAGGCTCGCCGGGTAACCCTCTGTCCGCTTGAGGTACGCCCAGTGCGGCTTGCTCTTCTCTAATGTGTTCAAAACTGAACACTTTACCAGCTATATCTATGTGTGACTCTCTAGGGTGAAGACTTCCGCCCGAGTGCCCCCATTCGAATTGTTTCACGCCATTGTTTAACAGCTTTTGGCGATTAATCGTATTATAGGCTTTGCGTGTTTGGTCGAGCGCGATATTTTTAGCGCGTCTATAGGATATCCCTTCGTACTTTTCTAAGTCGGGGATTAAATCAGCTATCCCCCGCCCGGTTGTAATGGAACGCATTACAGAGCCGGTAACGTCTTTGAGGTACTCTTGTGGGATAGACTTTATTAACGATACATTTTCAGAAACGAGAGCTGTAGAAACTTCCTCTTGCCCACTAGACACAACACTGGTTTTTAGTGTAAGGCCGCCCGTTAGTTTCTTTAGGCTTTCTTGAACCGTAGTCGCGCTCGTCTTTGTTGCTCCCTGTACCATTGTTTTAGCCAGTGAAGACGCTTTGAGGTTAAAGAATTCCTCGAACGTGCGCGACAAAGAATTGAGTAAAATTCTAGCCTGAGACGCAAGCGAAGCATCCATTGCTGTAAGTTTCTCTTGGCTTTTAAAAAAGTCATCTGATATCTCCCCTTTAAAAAGGCGGACTATCTGTTTTTTAGTCTCTCTAGCCATTTGTTTAACCAACAGTTGAAGAGCGGCTACATACCGCTCCTGTTGTGCTGCATTATATGCTAGTTTGGAGCCTTTTAAAACAGTGTCTCTGTTTTTTACCCACTTGGCTCTCTTTTTGGTCAGTTCAAGCTCAGCCATGAATCTCCCAATCTTCGCCTAAAATATCCATCGTTTGAGCATCCCACACCGAAACATTCTTACCTATGCAAACGTCAATGTGTGGGGAATATTTAACCTTTTCGCCCATCTTAAACCAAAGGTTCAAAGGGTGTCTATTAACTTCAAATTCTGAACCGGGTACTAAAAACACAAAAACATCTTTAGGCCATCCGGCGCGTTGTAGCTTCGCGCCTTTCTTAATCAGGTCTAACGCTTCACTAAAATTCATCCCTTATGCTCCTGCTATTGGGCTTTCCGCGAACGGGTCGGGCTCTTCAATTTCCTTGGCCGTCAAATTTATATACCCGCTGCTTTCATCGTGTCGTAATCTGTCGCGCTCGTCTTGACCATCAATCGCACCCGAATTAACCAAGAATACACCTGCCTCTGCATTGAGTTTATTAATCTCGGCTTGCTCTTTCTTCGTCATTGCATCGAGTTCGTTCCAGTCAATCATGACCTCGAAAGGCTCGATACCGAATTGAGGCGCAATTTCTGAATGTATTAATAGCATGTGGTGACGTTCAATTAAAGGGGTTAAATCGTGTTCTTGGATGGACTCTAATTCTTCGTGATAGTTTGCTTCTTCAAATTCCCCGGTAGCGTTAAACCCTTTAGGAGGAGTGCCTAAGAGTTTAACGGAGGGAACATTCGCAGCGGCGGCAACTAACTGGTATTGCGTCATAATAACGGCGTCCAGGTCTGCCAAACTAGTGTCAAATTGTTGCATTTCGTCCTCGAGGTCTATCGTTTTAACGCCGAAATTATCGCGGCGTTGCGTGAACTCGGTTAAACGCTTTGCAACCTTCCAAGGAAACATTTCTGCTTTTGCTAAATCCATCTTAACCACATCAAGCCGTTTAGTCATGGCGAGCATGGGCGTTTCATCTGCGGTTTTCTCAGACGCATAAACGCGCTGTGCGATTTTCTGCGGAATAGGAATACCCCCGAAAATATAGGTAGGCTTTAACAGGTCGCTAACCTCTTCGGTGCGGAAAATAACAAGGTGTGTTCTATGTACTTTCTTGCCGTTAATGATCCACCAAGTCGGCTCATAGAAATTTATAGACGCTGGGTTTCCTGCGGCTTCGTTATCTAGCTGCGGGGTTATCCAATACGGGTCAATCTGTGAAATACCTTGATAACTTCCGGGCGTTATAGCATCGATGTTAAATGGGTTTTCGTAATATTCGTCCTGTAGCTCGTCATTTTCCATTTTCACGTTAAACATGGCCACGCGAATACCAAACACTCTACCCATTTGCACCAGTTGGATTAAATTCTTATTGAGTTTATATCGCTTGTCGGCCTTCTTAATGGCCTCTAAAACTTCTGGGTCTATCTTAACACCACCACTAATGGATATTTCAAAGCCGTTTCTCGTTGCGTCTTTAGCGGGCATTAAACAGCACTTAGAGATTAACCAGTTTTGAGCGAGCATGGCGCATAATTGATACCCGATAAATGTTTGCTGTGCATACCAGAGAACCTGCGTTGTAGGCATAATCGAATTGCCGCCCCATTGCGCCTTAATGTTAACTTGGTTATCCATTGCAAACGTGGGCTTTTCCTTCGTGTCTAGGGCTATCGAAGTATGGACGGAATTATTAAAATTAGCCTCCCAAAACTTCTCTAGCTTTTCGTGTTCTTCGGTATCTAAAGGCTGGTCGTAATAGTTAAAAGCGCGGGGGCGTTCTGGTTTCTCCTTTACGACAGGAGCTATTTCGGGTTTTTTAAACCGGCTTAGTAATCGTTTAATCATATAAAAGCACTCCTGCGCTCTGGGGGTGTGGGGGCAAAAGCTATCATAACACTATCTGCTCTATTCGGAGAAAGTCCACCGTCCGCTATTTTGTCTACTATAATTTTTCCCGCATCATTTTGGTAGTAAGTAGGTTGTGAAAGTTCAGTAATTAAAGCCGAGAATTCCGCGATATGGCTTGATATAGATATTATCTCGTCTGGGTTACACTCGATACCCTGAGTTATCCAGCGGTGCGTTTTCTGGAATCGTGTTCGTAACGCCCACCACCCCTGAGCTTTAAAGTTTCCAAAAAAGTCTTCGTTTGTGGGTCCGCGCTCACGGTTGCGCCCGTCTTCGCCGGTACTAAACGGATAATTTTCTTTGTCTAAAACTTCGCCTGAACCTCTAAACGGATTGAAAATAATCTCATGCAATCGCGCGGCGTTGATTCGTTTAGCGTCTCCACGTGCGCCCGCGCCCAAGCCGTCTGCGTCATAATAGACCTCGGGGTATCCAAGCACATCACACAGGGTAAACGCTTTTTGTACCGTCTCAAAAATATCCGAGCCTTTACCGCTCCAGATTTCGAGATACTCTAAAAGTATACCGTACCGACCACAGTACGCATTTTTATCCTTGCCCTCGTCTGCAATGTCAAGCCCGGCTTTCCTTTGACCACTAGGGGTTATCCCTAGTTTTATATGCGCATCAATAGCCGATTGAACCCATGCCGAGGGAATCACGATACCCTCAACGGACGCGCTATAATCTAAATCTACCTCTTGCGCGATAACCACGGGGTTATCAATGTCTTTGCAAGTCTTATCGTACCATGCTTGGTCTTTGCGAGGGTCTTCGCGCCAGTGAAACGAAAATACACTAATCGCGCCCCCGAATCGTTTACGCGCAAAAGGGTTATTCATACCGCGAGGCGTTGAAACGTCTATCCGGCAATTTGTGGTTTGCGATAGCGAGGCATCTATTAACTCGGGTCGTGGCATCCATGCGGATTCGTCCACGAAATAGAAACTGGCTCGCGCTCCCCGCCCGATACCATCCCCCGACTCGCCAGCGATAACGCTATTTGTGTATGGGAATTCTATGCGCATGTATGGCGCGTGTTTTCGTTCGTCATAGCCGGGGCGAAATTCTTCCGGTACGTTGGCAATGAATTGCCGCGCCTTATAAAGTAGCGACTTCGGATCACCTTTTTTGTCCACATACTCTTCTTTACGTGAACCGAACCCAGCGACCACTCCGTCATTAAATAAACAGATTGTACTAGAAACGGCTATAGTGAGCCATGATAAACCCATTTCCCTCGATTTATCAGTAATGCCCGGCTCTTTGTTCTTCCAGCGTTCCATAAACCAAGCTACCCATTCCTCTTGTTTTGGGAATAGCATAAATGGCATAAGCGTAGGCAAGCCCACCTCTACATTTCGAGGGTCAAAAGTTACACCCCAGTCAATAATGAACTGGGCGGGATTCTCTTTATAAAACGCCCGCATACCCGCGAGTTTTTTAGGGTTTTTTCTTAGGCGTGTTAGATTCTCGATTCTTGCATCGAAGACCTGAACGTAATCGGGTTTTTTGAAGTCGAAGGCAAACGGTAACGGCATTCTATATTTTCGCGCAATGTTTATCTAAAATATCGCGCAATTCCTTCACGGCCTCTTTTTTACTCGTATGTATTTTGGTGTCGTCTGTGTGCGCTTCGAGAACGGAATTTACTTCGTTGTTTTCGGTGTCAATCTCGCTAATCGAACAATGGTAAACGTAATATTTGCTCATTAAATCCCCTAAGGAGAAAGGGGCTTAACGCCCCGTTTCGTTATTCGTGTTCTATTTGTGCCGGGGCTTCATCAGCTTTAGGAGCCGCTAAAGAGGCCGCTTTAACACCGATAAACTCGGCCAGCATTTCAACTAAACTACCCACTTGGTCAAGCAATAATTGCTCAATGTGTGGAGCCGCTTCAACCATTTCCTTTTCAATGAAACTGATAATCGCTTTACCAAAAATCTCTAACATTTTACTCTCCTTAGTTTTTAAAAATTAAGCACTTCTATACCAACCTTCCCAATACAATTGTAAAGCCGTGGCACTGGTAAAGTTTGAGGCCGCTGTCATGTTAAAAGCCGAACCTGCGGCTTTGGTAGTTCCTTGAGCGCAAAAAGAAAAAATATTACTACTTCCCGCGCCTTGTAAAAATGCGTAAGTATTTCCCGACCCGAAGTTTATCCCTTGCGCCACCGGCATAATTAACATGCTGTTAGAGGGAGATATATTCCCCGGAGCGGTTCCAACAACTATACTTGGTTGTCCACTAGCTGTTGTATAAGTTGGCGTACATTGCATTGTTCCGTATATCCATACAAGCGAGCCTGTAGGTGTTGGGAATTGCCTATAGAAACCTGTTTGAACGGAATACGATACACTTAAATCACCTACGGTAGAAAATGTAAAAGTAGGCGTGTATGTACCTTCAATCACGGGTCTGAAAGGTTGCGCAATATACCAAGAGGCCACCGTAGCCCCTGAATTTAATACACAAATAAAGGTAACCGCATACGCTACGGGCACTGAATAAAAAGTATTGGTGTTTGTTGAGTCTTTAACGGTCAAAGCGCCAGAACTGTTATTAATAATCGTGTAAGACATACCAGCGACAAGGGTGGTCGTTAAGGGTAATAATACGGCATCCCCGGCAGCTGAGGCGGTATATTGCTGGTTTTCTGCGCTAGCCACGGTTAGGGGATAAGTAGTACCTATACCTGTTCGAGTAGTAGTAGCGAAACCGCCTATCAAGTTATTTCCGGATAAATTCAAATTTCCATCAAATTGGGCGATAGCATTGGCCGTAGGAGTCGAGGTAATTATTCTATTTAAAACCGTGTTTATGGTCATTGTATAATCCTTAGTAATCGGACACTTATAGTATCCTTATAAGTGTCCGGTATTTAAAATTACACTAAGTTAAGCCCTGAGGAAATAGCGTAATCAATAGACCAAGTGGTATTCGCTACCAAGCAAGTCATTTTGAAACTGTCATTTCCATTGGCACTTGTTACAGTACCCGCAGAAGCCGTAACCGCTGTACCTAAACGGATTGTTTGCCCTGTGTTAGCTGTCATAATCCAACCGCCAGCACCAACCCCTTTAACGATAATAACATCACCAACAGCCATAGCCGCAGGAGCGGTGAAAGTTGTTTGAGCGGCATTATTGGAGATATAGCCGGTGTTAACTGCGCAAGCCTGAGAAGTGCCAGAAACAGGAACCCAAGCAAAAGCCGCAGCAGGTGAGGAATAAATTTGCGCTGCCCAAGAGGCCGCTGTAGTACCCGTAATCAATTGACAAACTACACGACACCAGCTTCCAGCGGGAACAGTAGCGACTAAATTAGAACCCGAAGAGTTAACAGTTAATGCGCCTGTTGATTCGTTGATTATTAAATATTCAACGCCGATTTGTGGGAACGTAGTAACCACTGGCAATACTACTGTTTGGGTAGTTGTACCGGTGAAGATTTGAGTTTGTGTACTAGAAACCAACAAAGTGGTCGAACCCGCAGCAGTTGCCGTAACGGTAGCACCACTGATAAAGTTATCCGCACTTGGTTCTAAAAACGCTGGTTGTTGAGTACCTGCGAAAGCACCATTACCTGATTGACCGACTAGCGTGTTATTTAAAATATTATTTATAGCCATTTTCTAAAACCCCTTAAGAGTAAGTTAATCCCTGAGAGTATGCGCTTGTTACACGCCACTCGGTATCTGCCACAACACAAAGCAAGTATACGTTATCGATACCTGTTTGACTCGCTACGCTTCCGCCAGACGTTGAAACCGCAGAGCCACCAGCAATCGTTTGACCGCCGCTAGCATTGACAATCCAACCGCCCACGCCATGCCCTTGAACCGCAATGACCGAACCGACCGCAGCGGTAGCAGGGAGACTAAAAACAGTCTGTGCCACGTTGAGGGCGATATATCCGTTATTAACTGCGCAAGCCTGAGAAGTTCCCGCCACTGATTGCCACGCTAAACCACCACCGCCGGGAATGTCGCTTAATAGTGCAAGCGTTCCAGGTCCGGCCGGCCATTCGAGGGCGGTAGCATCGGGTAACAAGGGAACTTTATAATAATTATTGTTTATCTTAGCGCGCCAGTAGTCCGCAGCTCCGGCAGGGTAGGGCGTACCGTCACCCCTAAAACCTATAGGGTGCGCACCAGAACCTAGAGCAACTCCTGGACCATCATCTGTGCTACTTGTGCCTGTTGCGGGGTCTGCGATTGCGTTCGCGCCCAGAGCTAAAGCCCCGGCGGTCGCATCGTCTGAAACGCCCGAGCCTGCGCCAAACGTACTGTTATAGTTCCCAGACACGATACCTTGACCAGCTAGCGCACCGACCGCCGTATTAGCTGCGCCCGCTACGTTATCGGCTAGAGCCTGATCACCTATTGCGGTTAATAGCCCGCCTGTCGCTGCGACTGCCGCATTAACCCCGACCGCTACGGACTGCACACCGTGAAGGTTTGAACGCAAAGCGTTATCGCCTATCGCTACGTTATTATCCCCGTCTATATTCAGGAATAACGCTTCGATACCGAAAACGGTATTGGAGAATTGTGCGCCACCGCCTACCCCGATTGTTTTGTTATTAATCGTGGAATCGCTCGTACTCGTTAAGCTGTTAAATGTAACGTCTGCGGTTGTGTCAATATTTTGGGGGGTTGACAAAATCGGATTTTCAGGGTCTGTATTATCGACTATAACTTGCTTGACATTCGCGCCCGTTACGGTCTGAACAAAGCCCGTTCCCGTAGTCGCGGGATTCATGAGAACCCAATCCGCCCCGTTGTACAATAAATACGCCAATTGATTACCAACTAACATACCCGCAGATAGAGGAGAACCGTTGTTTAAAATTATTGCATCGGTTACGCCATTTACTGTAAGAGTTGAAGCCCCCGTATTGTCATGAGCGGGGGAAACCTTCATATAAATTGGAAATCCCACCCCAAACGAGCCAGCGGGGGGTACAAGCAACGTAACGGCATAGGCATCGATTGCGCCCGAATCAATCGCGTTATTGTACGAATTCCCTTGAACTAAAAAGGCGCTCGCGGTAGTGATAGAAGGGTTAATCAATTGAAAAGTGTTTGACGCTTCATTGTAAATAAACAAGTATGAGGCGTTGGACTCAATATCTCCTGCCGCTAATTGACCGCCCCAAAGAACGATAGGAACGGGCGTTAGCGCGTTGACTTGTAATGTCGGAGAATCGGTATTGTTTTGCAAACTCCCGGTTGACATTGACACGATTAAACCATCTGTCAAAACCGTGACAGGAGGTGTCAAAATTACGACAAACGCATCATCCACGCCGGTAGCCGGTTCGTAGTTAAACGCGAATTCTTGTACCTGTCTAGGGGTTACGCCTCCACCCCCGCCACCGCCACTCCCGGGGTAAACCCCGAAGATTATGGCATTCTCTAACCATGAATCGGGGCTACTCATTATTGAGCCTCCCACACCGAGATATCCGTAATGTTAGTACCGTCATTCGTATAGGTTTTAGTGTAGGTAATGCCTTGATATACTACCGACATTGTGGCGATAAAATCGCCGTCATAAGTGAGTACTTTTGCAAGGTCATCAACCGGTAATTGTGGTATGGTGCTGGTCGCTACAGTTCCGCTCATTTTTTAGAACCTCCCTTCATAATCTGTTGGTATATCTTGGCCGCTTCGATTGGGTCTGTAACGCTAATGCTTATTGCTGGCTCAGTAACATTGCAATCTAATTCGGGGTTATATTTCTCCGACCAACCGGCACGAGTTCGTAAATAGAACATAATAGCTTGAATGTTCCCCGCCATTATTAAATCATACAGTTTGCCGGATACTCTAGCTATTGTTTGAGCTTGGCCACGATTAAACGCTTTCTTTAATTCTGGTGTTCGTTTCTCAGCTTTTGACCAAACGTCTTTACTATGCCCGAAATAGTTTTGAATTAAATATTTTGTTAATCCTAAACCCGCGAGCATTGAAACCTCTTTTATCTCTTCTTCGTTAGGCAAAAATGTAGGTGTGTTGCCATTCCTTGCCATAAGCTATCCTACTCAATATGGAGCGCGTTGGTCGGTATCGCGCCGCCGCTCTCGAACTGGTCGCCCGAGTTAGCCTTTGTAACGCGCTTAGGGTACTGTTTTGATAATTTAAGTATATCCTTGCGAACCAAGTCACACAAGGGCATTAAGTAACGGTGCTTGACGCTGCCCTTAACTATCTGTATGAAGTCTTTACCCATGTGTGTGCCGTATTTCGCTCTCATAGAACGCCCGTGCATCCTCACGCCGTTTACCATGTATTCATCCGCTGCGTTAGATTGCCCCGAATAAATCCAGTTTCCCGCTTGATAAATACCGCCATGATGATTTTGGTTTGTGTCTGCGAAGGATATAACCATCTTTAGGCCGGGTGATACTTTTTTGAGCAATTTAAAACTAATGGCGACTATGCGGCTAACTGGCGTTTCGTGAGCCGTCAATGCAATCCTCACAAGCTCGCAGCATTCTGTTTGCTGTAGCCCATAGGGAGCGCCTAAGGTGCTGTTCGCGCCCCGGCCATACAAAACCACGCCTATAAACTTTCCGTGTTCCCACACGCCGATTTTAATCAGTTTGCCAGCGGGTACAGTCTTGCTATAGTGGAAATTCACACAAGCGTATTTTGTGGCCTCATAACTCGCATAGTCTAGTTTTAACGTCATTAATCCAAGTCTCTTAAATCGAATGAATTCTCACAGTGAGGACATATTACAAGTTTAGGCTCTAATACGTCCAGTTTGCCTTGCTCGCCCATGCCCGCCGGGTCAAAGTTCATTTTGCCCAACATTTCATCAATCTCCATTTTCGAGAATCCCGTAGAGCTTAAATCGAAGCCGGGCGTTTCGTCTAAGGTGTGGAGTTCTTCGGATAGCATGTCGTAATTCCACTCGGCGTTCATTGCGATTTTATTCGCTGCGAGTATGTAGCCCTTTTGTTTCGCTTCGTCTATCAAGTGGTGCTGTACGATAACGGGGATTTGAGTTAGCCCCATTTTCTTGGCGGCTTTAACTCTAGCGTGTCCGCTTAAAATCACAAAGCTAGCGTTACATTCGACCGGCACGTTAAAGCCGTAATCGCGAATACTTTTAATTATCTGTTCGATTTGTTCCTTCGAGTGCGTTCTAGCGTTCTTCTCATAGTCTTTGAGTTTTCCCGGCTCTAGCATCATCACATTCACAATAAATTCCTCCTAGAAACCCCTAAGTGTAGGCGTAAGAGCGATACTTGTACAGTTTTAGGAGCGTAACCGTAGAGAAACAGAGAGAATCCGTGGTACCGAGGAACGCTAAAACCCATAGTGGGCGTGGGTTATACGCGATAATTCGTAGAATCCCCAGAAAAACCAACTCCTTATATATAAATATAAATATATAGTACTACTGTTATACAGTACATATGTACAACCGTTATACAATACATTCTGTCCTTTGATTTTATATATTCTCTAAGGACTCTAAGAACAACCTATATAGAATAAGGCACAAACGATTACTTAGAGAAAAAATCTCTAGGTATTCTCTAAGTTCTCTAAGCTGTAAAAAGGGGCGCGAAGCCCCAGAGAGTTTATTACTTTTGGTCTGTTTCGTAGGAGGTTATTACATTGGAGGGGTGCGTTTCGTTTATTTTGGGGGAGTCTGTTCGTATGTAAAGAACGGGTTTACCCATATCAACCGCCGTATTTCTATTTGTCCGCCCTAACGGTAATGAAGGGTGAGGCATATATCCCAGGCTTTTAACCATTACTGGTAATTGCTTAGGGTTGACCTTAACACCAACATCTTTCAACTTGTGATTAATCATAATTGACGAGAGCCAGCCGTTCCTAAAGCCCATGCAACCCTCTGCAATCCATTCTATAATACGTTGAGCCACTGGGTGTAAGCTCTGATTAATAGCAAGCTCAGTGGAGGACGTCATAGGCGCACGTATGCAAGAGGTTGTCGGGTTGTATCTGTCGGGTATCTCAAAGGTGCTTAGATATTCATTAATAGCAGCCGCGCCGCCCTGATTATGGAACCACTCGAACAGCTCAGGGAAATAACTACCGCCCATCCCGTCACGTTCGATATGCTGCCGTTCTTGCTGTGCCGTGAATAATGGCGCAAAGCGTCTATCATTTGCCGTCTTGCGGATACCGTCCTGATGGTTAGTATTTAGAATGAAATTACAGAATACTTCCCTTGTGACTTTATCTATACCTTTACGCTCTATCTCTTGGTGACGGTTAGTAATCATCGGCTTTAGAATTTCGAGCATATCCCAGCTTGACTGATAAATATCGTCAACGGTAATTAAGAGTTTGTTTTCCATCCATCCGTTGAACTTACCCGTTAAATCAGACGATTTGGGGCTATGCACGTATTGACGGCCAATACAATACGCTAACACTTCATTGAGAAACGATTTACCGTTACCCTCTACGCCTTGAACAATCACACACCAAGTAAACTTAATGCCCTTGTATTGAATCAAAGCCGCCATGTAAGACAAGAGTATCAAGCGGTCTTCGTCATTGGGTAATAGGTTTGTAACGTGGGTTATAAATCGTTGAACGTCCGCAAGGCTGCGAGGGGGATTAACTGGCCGATAGATATTAACAAAGCGCGAATCGTTCTCGGTTACTATCTCGCCGAAGCCTAACAGCGGCTTAAAGCAAGTCGCGTGAACCTTCGGGAAACTGTAGCCCTGCGAGAGCGTGAACGCTTCAAATGCTTTGCGCGTAACCTTTTCGTTATTGTAATCCAGTTGAAACGAAACGCCCCCATACATAGCGTTGAACGCTTCGGGCTTGTATAGGACACCTTCGGGTATTAACATCTGGTGCGTTTCGGCAATGTATGTACAGTTTTGGAAATAGGCTATCTGCTGTTCTATGTTTAAAAATGCGCCTATTTTTTGTTGCGTGGGTGTTGGGGCTTTGTTATCATGCTCGAACGCTTGTGGCGAGCGTGCATGAACGAAAAAATCCCTGTTACTCCCTCGCGCGTTTAGTACTGTTCGGGGGAGATAACCGGTATTTTGTTCCCACTTATCCCGCTTTAACTTCGATAGATTCATTAATTCCGAAACGCGCTCACAATTTCCACCTGTAAAATAGTGAAGTCTATAGGCCAGTGCCGCATCTGCCGCGCTGTAGTCGTATTCTTTGCCCGGCGTATGTGATGGATAATGTTTTGCAAGAACCTCTATATTATTTTCCCAGAGATCTCGAATTGATAGAACGCTTCCAAACGCTTCGTTTTTGGTGAGCTGTCGCCCTAAAATAAATTCCATGAGCTGCGCGTTATCTTCTGGGGGGTTCGTACCCTCTGCGGCTTCGGTCGTCCATTCATCGGGTCGGTTCGTGTCTGGTGTGGTATCGATTCCTAACGCTGCGATAAACTGCCCTAGTCGCTCTGTATGAAGCGTTTGCGCGTCACCGCTTGGGTTTATCTCAGCCAATGCGCAAAAACGCCCTGCTGTGTAAATCTCCACGCCCAGAGAGTCCAAACGCTTACCCTCAAAAGGTGCTACGCCCTCAAAGCGTCCAATAATATGCAAGCCACGCCCTGAATTGGACGTTTCCACATATGCGCTTGGAAAGTATGTTAAACTGTTTTGTGCGAGTTGAGTTAACGAACCATCCGGGTTTATGCACCCGTCTAGGTCAATGAAAAAATAGTTATCTCCTTTGATAAACACATATCCAATACCGTAAGAGTCGCCCAGCGCGTCTGATTGCGCCTTGGCGGCTTCATAGGTCATGTGAATCGTTTGGTCTAGTGGGCTGTGAGCTTTAAGTGTTGCAGGGTTTAACGGGATTTTATCAGTCTTTCCATTAGACGTAGGTCTATACTGACACAAGATATATCTTGGTAATAGTGGCTTTATCATGAACGCTTTAGTCCTTTAGTTTGTTAAATATCGAATCACCTTTTCTTTTAGTTGTTGTGGTAATTCGGCTGTTTCTTCTCCCCAAGCTGCGTAGTTCTCGGCTAGTATCGGTAAAATCTCCTTCTCTATGGCTGTTAATAAAACAATGTTTCGCAGGTTCTCAATATCTTTAAAGTAATGATTGATTAACGCGCTAGCGCATTGCATCCTATTGGCGACTGCTCGCCGGGTCAATTGACGATACCCTTTTTCTATGGCTAAATTTATAGCAGTATTTAAGATTTGTTCTTTACGTGCAAGGGGATTCATTCTCGCACCTTTCAATCGGTTAGTCATTATCTGCCTCAATATTGTTTAAAAGTGATTGCACACAAAGAGTTATGCAATCCTTACACACTGGTTTTTTGCTGGGAAATATCCCATTCATTGCGGCTTGGTCTGCTGTTTTAAACGGTTGTTCATTGGGTAAAATGGGCTTCTCACACCATGATTTTTCCGGGTCGGTTACTGATATAATGTGGTTCATAATGTACCCCTTCCAGTTGTAAAACAGGCATCTCCGCCCAGTGAATTAATAAGCTCCGCCCACGCTAATTGTGCGCGTTCCCTTTCGGTTCCTGTATATCTCCATCCCGGGTGTTTTACCTCTCGTGAGATAAATTGCCCGATGGTTAAACCCACATGCGCCTGGGTAATAAGTACCGGCCTGATTCCTATCAAGTCGGCTGATTTAATCGCCTTGTTTAGCTGCGCCGAATCATTCGCTAACCCATAGCGTATAAATTGACCTGCCGGGGTATACGTTGCTCCTACATTATTCCGCCATAGTCTGCAACCGCATTGCGAAGCCTCAAGCCTTATGTCACTTGATATGCCGGATTCACTTGTAAAGTCCTTAGTCATTTATTATTGCCCATGCTGTCAACAATTTTAGAATATAGCACGGTAGAATCCGCAACGCCAAGGGCTTGCGCACTTAGGATATCTATGTTAAAGGCGTGATAAAATCTCCGGTATATTTCGGAGTCACTCGCGCCGTTATGTTTGTGATAGCCCGCCCACTGCGCTATAGATTCTCTAAGTTCGCCCTGTATTCTAATTTTTTCAGCATGTCTATTTTGAATCCCTTTTATCACATATGGCTCAACGCCCCGGGGGTACTTCGGCGGGTCGGTTATATTGCGCTCCGCTTCACCCCTGAGAGCCGCCAGCGTTGCTTCGTCAAGCTCGAATAAATCCCCGTCTACAAACTGCGGGGAGCTTCTCTGTTGTGGCTGGGCATAGTGGCCGCAATAGGGGCATTCTTTACTAAAACGAGTATAAACGCTCAGGCATTTTATACAGGTCTTTAAGGGTATAACGTCCTCTTGCGTTCCCCGTGACCTGCGTTCCCTCGGTTGTAATGTCCATGTTCTAGGTGCGTCTGGTAAACCATGCCGCGCATAGTTATTAACGTGGTCGATTATGATAGCGTGAGACTTGCCCGCCAGAGGGCGCAATGCTCGCCCGAACTGCTGCGCGAATGTCGCATAACTCTCCGTTGGTCTGCCCATAGACACAACCTCAATCGCTGGCACGTCTACGCCTTCGCCCAGAATGTCCACGTTAACGAGCTGTAACAAGTCGCCCTCTCGAAAGCGTCTCATGGCCTGTTGGCGTAACAATGGGGGCGTTAAGCTACTGATAACCTCAGCCGATACGCCGTAATCTCTAAACTCCTGCGCTATCTCGGTCGCGGCCTTAATGTCTACCGCAAAGGTAACGCCACGTTTGCCCGCAGCTATGCGCAAGTAATGCTCTACAATGTCTCCTGTAATCTTCGATTTATGTACCGCTGTTCGTAATGGCGCGGGCGAGAAATCCCCACCAGGCGACCGGCTCACCCCCGATAAATCCAAGTCGTTAGGGGGCGCGAATATTCGATAATCACACAGATAACCTTCGCCGATTAACCTACGCATAGATGGACCGATAACCATATTATCCATGATACCGTCCGAGCTGCGCCCGAGTCCTCGACCATCGGCACGAACGGGCGTGGCCGTAGGGTAAAAGCCCCGAGCGTTAGGGAACAACAGACACGCCCGCCCCCATTTGTTCGCACTCAATACGTGGTGCGCCTCGTCAATGATTAATAGAGTTACTCGGGGAAACCATGAGGTCATAGCGGGTAACCTTAACAGAGTATCAACAGACGCAAGAAAGCAAACGGCGTTAGGGTCATAAAATCCCCGTTGGTATGCTATGTGGTGCGTTGCGACTATCTCCCGAATCGTACCTTTCGGCGCGATAATATTATGCTTTATGCCGAAACCGGCCAGCGTTAGAGATAATTGCGAAACAAGTTCCGTCCTATGCGCTATAACTACAGAGTACCCGGCGTGCTGCTGCACGATAGTACTTAAAATAACCGATTTACCGCCCCCTGTAGAGAGCTGGCCGAGTACGTTAGGGCTTCCAGCGTTCCAGAGTTGCGCCGTTTGCTGTACCATATCTTGCTGATAATCCCTTAGCTGCATATATTAATCTGTGTTGTTGACAGGGTAGTCAATATAACTTTATACTCCATTTTTGTCAATTTAAAAGGTGCTCAATATGATAAAATTAGAAATCACAGACCCGCATTTGCTCGATAAGAAAGCCTTACAAGAAACCGCAATCTATTTAATGGCGTTGAGTGGTGGAAAGTTGGTAATCCCTGAGCGTAAAGTTAACGTAGGGGATATTTCCGAGCAAGCCGCAGAGTTTAAAAAAATAGCCGAAAATATCGCTAATAACATAGTTCGCCCTCCTTTGAGTGTCGATGAACAATTGGACATGCAACAAATTGCCGGGGTTGCGTTTGATGAACCTTTAATCGAAGAGGAATTGATACCTGTTCCTGCCGAAAGTGTTTGCTTACATGCGCCGACCGCTGCCGAGATTTTCAACCCTGTAAACGGTTTGAATTTACCGCCAGTACCTAAACCCTCGGTTGAATTAGATACGCAAGGTATGCCTTGGGATGTTCGGATTCATGCGCGTACTAAAACGAAGATGAAAGACGGCTCTTGGAAAAAACTTCGAGGTATTGGTCCAGACGTAGTGAAGCGCGTTGAAGGTGAATTGAAAGCTGTTCAAAATATACCAGCTCCCCCGCCTAGTGTGGCTGTTCCTGTTGCGCCTGTCACCGCAACTGCGGTTATTCCTGCTGCGCCTGCGGTCGCTGCGGTTCCCGGGTTTACTGATTTAATGGCGTTAGTAACCAAGTCTATTACAGAAGGTACATTGAAAAGAGATCAGGTTGTCGAAGTATTAAAACCGTTTGGTATTCCTTCTCTGCCTTTAGTGTCCACACGTTTAGATTTAATCCCCGCGATTATGTTAGCTCTTGAGGGGGTTATTAATGCTCCACGCTAAACTCGCACCATCTAGCGCGGCTCGCCGTGTCTCTTGCCCCGGTTCACGCGCCCTTGAGGCGCGTTATCCTGAAAAGGTAGAATCCCCGTCCGCTCGTGAAGGCCATGCCGCGCATTGGGTAGCGCAACAGTATCTATTATGTAACTACGCTATCCCCGCAATCGCCCCTAACGGCGAGCCAATAACCGATGAAATGTTAGACGGAGCGGATTTATATGAACATGAAATCAAATGGAACAACAAAGACGCAGCCGCCACACTACATATCGAAGAGAGAACGGATATATCTATTATCCACCCTGATTGTTGGGGTACTCCTGACTGTTGGTTTATCGTTGATAACCACCTTCATATTTTTGATTATAAGTTTGGTCATGGCTTTGTGGAAGTCTTTGAAAACTGGCAGCTGCTGGAATATGCTGCGGGCGTATCTCAACAGGTTACGCTAACAAAAATCACAATGACGATTATCCAGCCGCGCTGTTACACCAAAGAGGGTCCAATACGCTCTTGGATAATCGATGCCGCAGATTTATTGGGTTACATGGATAAATTGCGTAATGCCGAAGCCAGAGCGTCCGAACCCGAGGCGATTTGCACGCCTAACCCTGAGTGTAAGAATTGTTTAGGTCGTCATGCGTGTACCGCTTTACAAAATACTGCTGCTAAATTTGCCGACCTTTCGAGCGAAAATCTATCGTATGAATTGGACTCGCGCCAGACCGCATGGGAATTAAAATACTTGCGTCATGCTGCGTCCATGATTGACGCGAGAATGACCGGGCTTGAAGAGCAGGCAAAATCTATGATTATGCGGGGCGAATCAGTGCCAGGGTTTAAATTAGAACCCGGGCAAGGCCGAGACCATTGGAATGCGGGTGCAAACGAAATTATTACTCTGGGCATTATGATGGAATTAGACCTTGCGAAACCGCCGCAAGTTATCACCCCCGCACAAGCTAAAAAATTAGGTTTGCCGGATGATATCATATCCACCTATTCGCAGAGAATACCGGGTAAACTTAAATTAATTGAAGATAACAACGCAGCGAAGGTATTTAGAAAATGAGTTATGAAAATATGTATTTGCAGCTCACGGGGAAAGTTAGCCAAAATAATTTTATAGACGTTACCATCCGAGAAAATCCGGGTTGTGAATACCATTTGGTTGATATTTTTTCTCTATCCGCTCATATGTGGGGATACCCTAAATCCAAAGAGATAACGCAATCCTCAACCGTTTGCCAGTCTAGGACTTTCAACGATAAAGCACTTAAAGACTTCGAAAAAGATTTAATACATATGATTCGAAAAGTTAGAGCGGCTAGAAAAGATAAGAAATACGACCGAGGTTATAAAATGACCGATATGTTTAAGGTTAGGGAAGAACCCATACCCGATTTAAAAAATTGTATTGAGTGCAAGGGGGCTATTGTTCAAGATATCTTCCAACGACCCAAGGGGAAACAGGGCGCGGGAGGTGGGAGACTGCTAGAGGCTAGAGCGTGTGTACCGTGTAAAATAATTTATGAGGTACTGTGTGATTGAAATTAACGCCCGCCAGATTGGAGGATTAATCGTAGTTGTGGGCGATTACATAAAGGATTTACAAGAGAAACATAATACCATGGGTTTAACCGTAATAGAGGACGCGAAGCTACACCGAGCGCATAAACTCATGAAAGAGATAAACGATTTGCAACCCAAGAGGATAATTGTTGACACTACAGTCAACAAGTAATATACTCTCTTTATCAACTAAGAGGGTAAATAAATGAAATATAAGTTAGGGCAAAAATATTATTTGATTAACATGGGTTGGATTGAAGAAATACTATTTCACTCGGTTTTAATCGCTTTAGACGGTGCGGGCGTTTATTCTAAAGAGCATTATTATGATTCTTCAGGTGTAGAGATAGTAACGGTTCACAATAAGGATAAACAGGATATTTCGATACCCATATTTAACACCGAATCGAAAGCAATAGACTATCAAATTAAAGTATTGAAAGCCTTAAAACATAAAGAGGCCGTATGAAAATTGAAAAAATATATTTAGGTGACGGCGCATATGCCGAATACGATGGATGGAATATCATTGTGACTACGAGCAACGGCATACATACTACAAATGAAATTTGTTTTGAACCCGAAGTTATAGACAAATTATTCAAGTATGTTTTAGAAATCAGAAAAGCTAGGGAGGATACTAAATGAAAAAACTATTAACAGGAGTACTTATGGCCGGCTCAGTAATTGCTAACGCAGGAACACCCGTGTTTTATTTCCAAGCGTTGACACAAACCGATATCACTATTGCTAAAGGTGAAATTAAAAAGGTAGTTTACAAGGTGCGTAATCAGTCTACTAAACCGCATAATATCGCAATGCGAAAAATGGTCGGAGTTAATGAAGTCGGCGGGGCTGGCTCTTGTATCGATAAAGGACGACTTGAGGCCGGACAATCTTGTTTTCTGAATCTCGAAGTTAATGGGGATGAATTCATAGGGCTTGAAGACAGTTCGCCCCGTGTGTGCGCAGACGGTACGGTTTTGATGTGCTACACGCCGAGCGAAGCCCAATTGCTGAAAGTCACGAAAGTATAATATAGGGATTTGAGAATGAATGATTTTAAACAAGGGGATAGGGCTTGGTGGCTATCTGGCGTTAACATGGAAAATTGTGTAGGTATGGGCGTTCAAATGGTGGATATCGTAAAGATAGACGCGCCAAACTCCTTTACAATTCGCAACGATGTAACCGAGTTTAAGAATGTCGAACCCTCTACGCTGTACAGGGATAAAAAAGTAGCCTTGGCTGCCGCTATAAAAAAGTTTAGCGAAGAGCCGCCACCCCCGCCGAAGCCGAAGACAGACACAATTAACCATCCGCCCCACTACAATTCGGGCAAAGCTAAGTGTGAATGTGGACGCCGTATAGAGTGCATAGATGTTACAAGAGAAATGAATTTTCCGTTAGGAAATGCCATTAAATATATTTGGCGCTCCGAGCATAAGAACGGGGTAGAGGATATTAAAAAAGCCATATGGTACTTAAATGACTATCTCAGAAATAAAAACGAAGGACAAAAGGGGAACGCCCCGAAATGAGTTTGAAAGGTTTCTCAACCACCATAGGCTTAATGCGTATTATCAAGGCTGTTGCATTTGTGGATGGAAAAGGTCGGTAATCGATTATTGCCATATCATACCCCATGCAAAGGGAGGTGATTATTCAATTAACAATTTAGTTCCTTTATGCCCGAATCATCATAGGCTGTTGGATAGAGAGTTGTTAGAGGAATACGAAAGCGAAGCGATTACAAGATTTATCTATAACATTTATGATTGTTTAGAAAAGGGTTTAATGTATGAATTCTTGGACAATAAAACGTCATAAAGCTATATGGTATCTGAATGATTACCTACAAAAGTTATCCACAGATACTGTGGAAAAGTCTGTGGGCAAATAGTTGTTGATACTGGTGTCAATAAGGGGTATAATATGTTTGTTAAATGTAAGATAAAAACGATATTAGCGAAGCCGGTAGAATTTTTAATGAATGTTGAAACTATCGTAACGCTTGAGAAATTGGTGGATGAACACAAACTTAACCTTCACTTAAACACCGGTGATTTTGAGTTCTGGTTTGACTCCGAAGAAATCAAAGACGAAGTTTATAACGCATTCACCGAGTTGTTAGCAACTAAGCAAACCGTGATATCGGACAATATAAGTTTATTAACATTATAAGGATAATTAATGAGTACGAAAATCGAGTTATTAACACCGGTAGGCCGTCTTGTGCAAGGTAGCCTATACAACGGAGCCACCACAGACGCAGAAAACCGCCCACTGGTTTATAAAACTGGTCAAAACATGGGGCAACCTCGCGTAAACTATTGGTTTAGTGTGGCCGTTCCAAAAGGTGCTGAACAACATTGGAATCAAACAGAGTGGGGCGTTAAAATTTGGAACGTAGGTCAAGCTGGTTTCCCTCAAGGTCAAGCCAATAGCCGCGCTTTCGCTTGGAAAATTATAGACGGCGATAGCATGGAGCCAAACACACAAGGTAATAAGCCTTGCGATAATGAAGGGTTCCCCGGTAACTGGATTCTCAAATTCTCTGGTTCGTTCGCGCCCTCTTTGTTCAATGAAAACGGTACGCTCGCATTGACTGAGCCTAACGCAATTCAACTAGGCGACTATATACAAGTTTACGGAACTGTTGAGGATAACAAGTCCACGCAGCAACCCGGCGTTTATTTAAACCATTCTATGATTGCCCGCTCTGGCTACGGTCAAAGGATTATAGCCGGTGCCGACCCGAAGTCCGTAGGGTTTGGAGCTTCTCCTTTACCTGCGGGAGCGAGTACAACCCCTTTGGCTTCCTTCGCTCCACCTCCTGCAACTGCTGTACCGCCTGTGATGGCTCCGGCTGCGGTAGCTGCTCCTATTGCCCCCGCACCTGTGGCCGTACCCCCTGCATACCCGCAGATATTAACGCCTCCAGCTCCACCAGTCGCAGCTAAGGTTTTAACCGAGAAAGCGAATGGCGCAACCTATGAGCAATTAATCGCCGTTGGTTGGACGGATGACCTTTTAGTTCAAAACGGTATGATGGTACGATGAAAGACGAAGTAACCTATAAAACCCTGGTGGATGAAACCACCGGGGAAACTAAAACCGTTATGGTTTTACCACAACAAAAGTTATTCGATGACTATAACAACGGGGTTAAACCGCATTGGCATAACGCTTTGAATGATGATAAAACCTCGGACGAATATAAACGAGGATGGACGGACGCCGCAGCACTAGCGCAAACCGTTCTATTTAGCCTCCTATTACCAAGGATAGATATTATAAAATGAGCGCCATAATTGTAGATATAGACGGAACTATCGCCGATAACATGCACCGTCAAAGCGTATTAGAGGCAGAGCCGAAGAACTGGGACGCTTTCTTTATGGAATGTCACCTAGATTTACCTATCGAGCCGATAGTAGAAATCGTCCAGATTTTAGAGAAACACCATACCGTTTTAATTGTAACTGGTCGCTCTGAAAAGTACCGAGAATTAACAAAACTATGGCTACAAAAGCATAAAATTATATACGATGAACTGTACATGCGGCCTGAAAATGATTACCGTCCAGACCATGAAATTAAAGAGGAAATACTACATATTATCCGGGAAACATATACCCCCTTCTTAGCGATAGATGACCGGCAAAGCGTGGTCGATATGTGGAGACGTAACGGTTTAATCTGTTTACAAAACGAGCCTAAATATTGTTAAGGTTTATAAATCATGTGTTTTAGATTTTTTAAATGCTGTAAGAAAAAACCGGTAGAACAAACCGCAACGCCCGACAATACGCCCAGACGTATTGAGGTATCTGTGGCTAGACTCACCGCGCCCGCTCATAGATACACGGATACAGTAACTAACATTATGGAAACTTTGGAGCTTAGAAAATGAGAATAGGCGATCATGTCGTTTATAAAGGACAAAAAGCGCAGATTGTAGAGGTTAAGTGGGGCTTATATTGTATTAAGTTCCTAGAAACGCGAAAGCAAATTTGGGTCAATGCCGAGGTTCTGGTGAGGTACGATTTTTAAATGGAACTAGACTTCGAGACATATAGCGAAGCGGGCTTTATCTGGGATGAAAGAACCCAAAAATATAAAGCTCCCCCCAATGCTACCAAGAAAGGTTTACCAACTATCGGCGCGGCCGTTTATTCCGAGCACCATAGTACAGAGGTTTTAAGTTGTGCCTATGACCTCGGGGATGGTATCAAAAAGCTCTGGATTCCCGGTATGCCGCCCCCTTTTGACCTATTCCAATACTTAGCCAATGGTGGATTATTCGAGGCTTGGAACGTCAAATTTGAGCGTTGGATATGGAATAATGTTTGTGTGACGAAATACGGCTGGCCAGTAGTTCAGGAATGGCAGTGGCGAGACGCTGCGGCCAAAGCGGTAGCCCATGCGCTGCCGAAGTCGCTAGACCCTTGCGGCGAAGTAATGAACATTACGCATAAGAAAGACAAAGACGGCTGGAGGTTATTAACTAAATTCTCAATGCCGCGCAATCCTACCAAGGGAAACCCTAACCGCCGCATTCATCCGAAAGATGATCCCGAAGACGCGCAAAGACTCTATGCCTATAACGTCCGAGACATTGAGGCCGAGTTAGAACTATCCAGTTTAATACCCGATTTAATCCCCTCAGAGCTTGAATTTTGGCAATGCGACTTGGCTATTAATTCCCGAGGAATCCGGATGGACGTACCGGCAATTAAGGCCGCTATAGTCGTGGTGGAACAAGCACACATTCGATATAACGCCCGATTGCAAGAGTTAACCAATTGCGCCGTTTTAAAAGCCTCAGAAGTGGCAAAAATAATCCAATGGCTATCAAACAACGGAATTTATACCGATACGCTAGATAGTGACATTGTGTCCGATTTATTAAAACAGCCTCATTTAACCCCGGAAATTGCAGAAGTTCTGCAAA